GTCGAGGAATACGCCGTGTTCGCCGTCGCGGAAATCAGGTTGAACTTCCACGAATCCAGCGGAACAGCGGAAACAAGCTGGTCGGTGGTCGTGACCGTAATGCCGCCCGCTTCCAGCGTTGCAATGCGAGCCTGCAACTGTGCCAGCACAACGTCAAGAGAAATTCCGTTCTCATCCATAATCGCCTTAGGATGCGTAACAGGCATAATCTGCTGCCCGTTCTGATACAGTGTTTTTATTTTTGCCATGATGGATTCTACGGAAGACTGGACATCTTCGGTATCTGCCGGGTCTTCGGCGGTAATCATGCTGGTTTCGAGCTTTGCAATGCCGTCCTCCATGTGATTCAGCTGTTCAGCCTTTAGGGTATTTCCATCCTTAAAATTCTGTTTTTCATACGCCATTTGTATCAACCCCAATCATGTATCTTTTATCACGTCATAGATTACCCGTTGCCAGTTTAAATGGGCAAATTACAATAGAAATCAACATCCACATGCCAACCTGCCGAACTAACTTCTATACTATTGTTTGTCGGATTGAAAGCCGCTAAATTATATCTAAAAGTGTACGGCTTTCCTGCCGGGGTTGTGGTGATTGGAGTCGTATCGTTTTTGTAGCAGTTGCCAGTAAGAAGAAAATTAACACTCGTACCGGTAACATACGACGATACATACCTTGGAATCACAATGATTCTTTTATATGTATCTTTATCTACTTCAATAGTGTCGGGAACAATAAATGAAGTGGAGCCCTGTGCCACTAAATAAAAAAATGAATTTGCTGGTATTGTAAATGTCCCTGATGGATAGAACGATGCACCGCCAATCTTGGTTAGAACGCCATTCCCGCCAGCCAGCTGAGTTCATGCAGCGTGCCTTCATAGAACCGCCCGTGATTGCCGTCCGCGTCCTTGAAGTGGATCGGCGCGAGACGCTAAGAGGGGCTTTTTTGTGCGGTTAAACAGTAGACGTTATTGCGTCTATCAGGAGAGCATATACAAACAAACACATCTGATACCTAAGGTGTTTGGTTTGACAAATGGTTTGCTGTTATCTTCATATCTCCAATAAACGCGCAAATTGAAAGTCACAGATTTTTTGTTACTGCTTAATTCAACGTCACTGACTGAAATCATCGTTGGCATAGTGCCTGTTGAAGTTCTCGTGGCATCGGGAACCACCATGACAACCGGCATACCAGTGGGAGACAGACCGCTACCATAATCGCTAAGTGACATACCATACGGTATAACGTTCGTGTAGATTTGACCATTATCCGAATCATAGGTAGCGTCAGGCAACGCTATGCTATAATCTACGTGGTCGTGAACGAAATACCTTGGCAAAGGATAACCGCTACCGCTCCCCGCGCCTTCCAGCGCAGTAACGCGCGTGTCCATATTCGTCACGCTGGTGTTCAGCCCAGTCACAGTCGTTCCCAGCGACGTCACGCTGGTTTCGAGCTTTGCAATGCCGTCCTCCATGTGATTCAGCTGTTCAGCCTTTAGGGTATTTCCATCCTTAAAATTCTGTTTTTCATACGCCATATCATTATCCTCCATAAGTACATTCATCATGCCAGCACAGATACATCAAGAACAGCAAAGCCAAGGATTGCTGTTTTATCATCTGACGTGCTCGTACCTTTACTTCCAAAGCGATTGATGACCAAGCCATCTTTCTTTATCATCATAAGTGCATCAAGATTCATTATTCCTCCTCGCCATCAGTAAGTGATGGAATCTGTATATCAGTCTTTTCTTCTTCGATCTGCTGCATCACCCAGTCAACATCATCGACGCAGGAGAGGGCAACGTCGAAGGCAACACGCTTTGGCAGACCGGCAGCAATAAGAGCCTGCACCGCCTGGGCCTCGCTAAGAAGGTCGAGCGGGAAGTTGCGCTTGAAGCTCATGACGCATTGCAGCGGGTCAATCTTGATTGTTTTCTTCGCCCAGCACTTTGCCAGCAGCGTGAACATGTACGTCCCCGCCGACATCATCTTTGCCTCAAACATGCCACACTTTGTCTCAAGCCCTGTCAGCTTGAACTTCAGGCTGATTCCGCTTGCTGTGCCAAACGCTTCATCTTCCATGTTAGGAGTTTTGGAGAATCGGTAGATGTTATCTTCCAGCCGGTCAAGGTGGTGCTCAATAAAGCCGTCGTTGATGTCCTTTGTCAGAAAGTACACCTTGCCCTTGCCGTCAGGCGAGAAGAACTGTATTGCTCCGCTGACCTGCGACTTTCTCGCTTCTTCCTCGTCCACATCGACATTCTCATACACCATATATGCGTTTGCGAACGCATCAGCTTCGTTCGAGTTGTCGGAGAGCGCACGGTCGTATGCGTCAATCAGCGTCAGAACCTTCTCTGCGTCTCCCTTCATTTCAAGGTTGTTTGGGATTCCTTGGAGCGGGCATCCGTCAAAAAGGTTCACTTCCTGCCGGATGAGCGTCAAACTGCTCACGCTGGTACCCTCGTAGTAGTAGATTCTGTTGCTGTCGTAATACTCTGCCTTGACAATATCATTGTCGTTGATGTCCTTGATGGTGTAGTAGCGCACCCCGAATGTCGGCTGCGTGATGTCGCGCGTCTTGGAGAGGATAATGCACTCATTCGGAGGCACGACCATCACACGCTCGTTGCCGTCCTCGTCTATGTAGAAAAGCCGCCCAGCATAGCCACAAATGGCTGCAAACTTCGTGCATTCCATGTCAATGTCAAACATGTTGGAGCGCGTCACAAAGTCCGTGATTGCCTTGCTTGCCGCGTCGCGGGCTGCTTCCTGTTCACTCTTGCTGTCGCCAGCTTCGCCGGTGTCCTTCATGCTTTCTTCGGTGTCGCTGTAGCTGTAGCCGATAGGGTTTCCAGCAAAGTAGCCTGTCTTGAAGTCCACAATCTCGGAAAAAAAGTCGTTGTTGAGCTTGTGGTTGATTGCATCTTCGCCATCACTAAAGCGCGGCTCGCGGTCAAATATCGGAACGCCTTCTGCCAGCGCTTCATATCGTTCAATCAGGCTCTTGTTATATTCAGCGTTATACCGGTGCTTCCTGATGATGCGCCGCAGCAGCTCGTCCGTAATGCCGCCTGCATCCAGTGCTTCTACCTCGGCTGTGTAATCCGGGTATTTCTGCTTTTTGCACCTGACCGGGCTTTTCTTCAACAAAGTGTCTCTCATTTGCCGCCCTTCTTCCTGTTCAGCACCTTTGGTAGTGCCTTGTCAAGCATCACCTTGCCGTCAAACAGGCTGACAGTCAGCCCACAGCGCGGACACACGCGCAGGCTGCCTGCTGTTTTCCATATATGTTTGCACATTATCTCAACCTCCTGACCGCCTTAACGATACCCTTCGCCATTTCTTCTTCCAGCGAGTAACGGGTAGCGTCAATTGTGTGGTTATCTCTATCGGGATAGGATGGTAAAAAGTCGCCGTTCTTGTCGGTTTCGTATTCGTATGCCGAGAACTCCTTGGCGATATTGGGTGTGCGCTTCGGGTCGATGACGATTTCGGCGAGGCTTTGTAGCCAGCGCATACCATGCTCAACACTGCCTGCCCCTTTCTTCACGCCAATCGCAAGCACACCGCTTGAACACAGCTCCGAAATCATTCGTGGGTCTGCGCTGTCGCAACGAATAACATCACGACCTGCACGCTTACCAACCTCACCAGAAAGTCTGCTCATTGAGTTGCCAGAGCCATAGAACTCATCGACCGCGAGAATCTTCCGTAGCCTTGAATCATACGTCCAGCGCACATAGGCATCCGGATCGACCGCAAAGCCGAAGTCGAGACCGTTATAACGCCGTCCGTATCTATCAAGCTCATCGTCCGGAATTGCACGGATCACGAGATTGGTAAAGACCTGACCGCCAGTGCCGGTCACTTCGCCCAGGTACATATGGCGATAGGCGCGTTCATTTGCCTTTCTGAGGGCTTCCGCTTCGGCAATGAACTCTTTGCCCAGCCACTCCGGAGGCGCGCCCAGATAGGTGCTGTGGTGCACCAGACGGGTTGCTTTGGGGATGAGTGCTTCTTTGTTCACCCAGTTGCGAGCAGTCTGCGGCGGATTGTAACTGTAAAAGGTATAAGAGTGGTCGCCGCCTCGGATGATGGATGCTTTGATAGTGCGAATATCATCCATCCCCGCGAACTCCGCAAGCTCCTCGAACCACAGAATGCCGAAGTAACCGAAGGAAATCTTAATCGACTTGGATTTCATCGGGTCATCTGCGCCTCTGAAAATAATGCGCTGTCCGGTTTCCTTGTAGCGGATTTCAAGCGGCGAAACACGATACTGGAACTGTTCGTGCAGCCCAAGCATGTCAATTGCCCAGATAATCTGCTCATAGACTGATTCTCGCAGCGTATTGCCAACGCGCCTGTAGATTATCGCGTGCATCAGCGGGTTCTGAATCAGCAGCAGGATTACTTCTATGGAGATGAACGAGGATTTCAGCGAGCCGCGCCCACCATCAAGCCAATATTCGCTGTGCCCTCCGTGCTTGATATCGCGATGAACAGGGATGAACGGCTTTGCAATAAGGCTCGAAAGCCGTACTTCGCTCACTCGTCATCATCTCCGAAATCGTCGATGATTGTCACACCGACGTTTGACTTGACTTCCGTGTCTGTCTTTGTCGTGTACCCGTAGTGAGACATCCAAAGACCGGCGAGGCGTGAGTCAATCGTGCCGTTTTCAAACTTCTCTCGCGCATCAATCTCGCAGTCCTGTTTCATACGCGCGATGACCAGCTCAAGTTTTTCATCCTTATTGTATAAATCGTAAAATGCTGCCTCAGTCATGCCGACGTAAGCGCAGAAGCCTTTGATTGTGTAGGTGATGGGGTGGGGAACTTCTTGTGTAACAAATACACCGTTTCTCGGTGAAAATGCCGTTGTGGCAACGGTCTTGCTGTCACAGTACGCTTTGTATTCTCCCCATGCCTTTTCAAGCGCAGCTGCACTGCCGAATTTTCTTGCTCTTCCCACATCATCACCCTCTTTCTACTGAAAACGCTGCAAGTCAGCCCATCGGAAGTCGTTGTCGAACACATCAGGAATAGCCTTGATGTTGCCCTTGTAGAAAATCAGCACGTTCTGGTGTACTTTCACCGTTTTTCGGCGCGAGCCAAAAACCAAGCTCGCCCTCATTGGCGCTGTCCCGTACTGTTCGAGCAGGATGCTCTCGTTATACAGGCAAAGGTCATTCTCTCTGAAAAGGCGCTTCGTTGTGCTTACGAAGTCCCTATACGCGCCTTTACTGTCCCGAATGTCACCAACCACAAACACGGCGAACCGATTTTCTTTCAGCTTCCGGCATGACAGGGAAATAATGTCGCTGTATGCTTCCAGAAAATCGGAATAATTCATGTTGGAGAGGTCGAGCGGATGGTCGCTGTATTTCTCCAAGTTGTGGTATGGAGGACACGAAAAAACCAGATCGGCACTTCCGTCTGGTATGTATTGGTCTGCATTTCTACTGTCGTCGCAGTGCCATGCCGGAGTCACACCCAGCTTGTCTGCGTTCATCTGGTTCGCATCCACCTGCTCCTGCGAGAGGTCAATGCCTATATAATGCCGTTCCAGCATTTCAGCAACAACCCCGCGAACAGAACCGCCTGCAAATGGGTCATACACGATTCCGCCCTTTGGCGAGAACCAGTTGTATATGACCTCGCACAGAACAGGGTCAAAAATGCTCGTTCCGGTAAGGCTCATGCCGTGCTTTTGCGCAAGCTCCAGCATTCCGTTTCCAAGCAGAGCATTGTCGCGCCCAACTTCGCTTTGTAGACCGATTGCTTTCCATTCGCGCTTCCGATCCTGCCAATAGCCTTGTTTGCTATCGAATACAGAAAACGGTGGGTACGAGGTAGCGCTCGTGCAACTTACCCATGTCACCACATCCTTTTCGCATAGTATCTTTACCGCGCAGCTCCCGCCTTCTGCGCACCCCACGCCGCAAGTGTGGCAGAAGCCAGCAGCGTCCCCCTATTTATTGCATAAAAAATGCCCGACGAGATAACCCGTCAGGCTGTAAATATCCACTTGCAGTATAGCACCGATGCAATATGAAATACTATGAAATATGGGCTGAATCTCAGAAAAAATTTTCTGAAAGTGGTAGCATATTATCGCTTATCGACAAACAGGCAAGCAAGGCACACCATCGCCGCCAGCAGTAGAATCACACTCACGGCTTTTTCGCCTCCTTTTTCTCGATGCGGTCAAAAGGCTCGTCGAAGTTGAGCGCCAGCCCGATTTCGTCGTAGACCTGATCTATCGCTCCTTGGATGGTCAACTGCCCGCCGGGTGACATTTCCGCGTCGAGGGCAGAAAGCACCTTGTGGCAGCGCCCTTGCCCGAAGCCATAGTCCCGGTGGAGGACAAGACAGACTGCCGCGTATGCCATCTTGAAGGTGGATGTCGCACCGTCTCGGAAGCCCTCGCGGTACACGTCCTCGTCGAATTGTGCCTGCGTCTTGGGTTGGTTCTTCTGCGCCCGACGCTGCTGTCTGTTCATGTGTTCACCTCCGCGTTCAGCCATTTTTCGATGCAGGCGGCGCACCTGTCGCGGCTTGCCGTCCCGTCCTGGTCTGCGCACAGCGGGTGCGCGTGTCCGTAGCTTATCAGGCTGTACGCGCTCATGTATGGGCAGCGGATGAGATGGTCGATTGTTTCTTTCAGGGTGTCGCCGCCGTCGTCTATCGCGCCATTCAGCGCGGCGACCAGCATGTCTTTGTTCTTCATGCTTTATCCTCCTCCCACATACTGATTTGTCCGTCAAGCGGCTCAACGTCCGCCTTCCGTTTGGCATGTTTCCAGCCCTCTTTTGATTTCATTAGGCGTTTTCAGCATCGGTCACACCTCTTTTTTCCAATCCCTGTTTCACTTGTTGCAAAATCCGGCTTTTCGCAGCGTTCAAACTTAATCACCCACACCCAGCAGTGCATATACATGTCGAGTTCTGGAAGCACTTCCGTTACCCGCAGAAAGATGCGAGCTGCTTCCTTCGGCATGTGGTTTGATGGTTCCCAAGGAAAAATCTCCCATGGGTCATCATATTCCGTTCCTGTCGGTCTCGCGTTCCCATTCGGATCGGTTGCTCGATATGCGTAAACAGTTGCTCCATGCGGCAAATAGTACGCACACCATGTTTCCCGAACCCACAGGATGTCGCCGACAGCATATGGGGCTTTTATCGTTTGATAGGCATCGAACAATCCTCCACCCGGTAGCGCACCACCATAGAGAAAATCCCATTGTTCGTAGTTCTCATCTCCAGAAGGCTCTGCGCGATAAGCGCGAAGCCCATCAAGACCTTTGACAATTCTTCGCTCCTGCGTTTTTCTCCCCTTGAGAATCGCTTGTACCCTTGCTGTGTTGAACGAAATAGGCTTAATGCTCATTGTGTTTCACCTCCCACGCCACCGCTTCCATTTCCTCAAAGCTCGGCTTCCGCATCCAGCACCGCCACGTTTTCCCGTAGTCCGACTTTAATTCGTAAATCTTTTTTTCGCCAGCCGGAAGCACGAGAATTACCCATGCGCTGGTCGCATACCATGCGCAGTATTGCAGCGCATATTTTTCGTCATATTTCCGCTCTATCCATATAAATGACCAATCCTCTTTTTCTGCGTCTGCGGTGACTTCGTCCAGCGTCAAGACTCTGTTTCCCAGTGTCTGTTGCAGCTTTTTCACTTCGCCCAGTAGCGTTTCCAGCGGCACGGTTTCCATCGGGTGCGTCTTTCTGATGCCAAGTGCATCCGACAGCGCGTCACACGTTCCGAGAACAGCAAGTGTCCACTCCACTGCCCGCTGGTAGGCAAGCGCCCTACCACGCGCAGCAGGCGTGTCCACGTCGCACTCAGTGCAGGAGTACCAGTAATCGAGTGTCTTTCCGTTTTTCAGCTCCATGCTGCGTCCACAGTAGGGGCATTTCAGCTTTTTTTCCATCACTCATCCTCCATTACCTTTGCAAAGACAGCCAGTGCCTTTTTGTGCAGATGGCACACGTTTCGCCATGTACAGTTCATTTCACACGCGATTTGCTCAACCGTCTCAAAGAGGATATACTTGCGGAAAAGCACAGTATAATATCTCCTATTGGTCAGCTTGTCCAGCTTTGCGGTTACTTCTCTTTTTTTATCCACCAACTGGTCTATGTCGCCATTGATTTCCGCTTTGAGGTCGATGATTCTTGCAATCGTGTCTGCCATTCGGTCTTGCGTTCCACCGCCACCATGCGCAACATCGTCTCGCAGAACAGGCGTGATGCGCGTCGCCATGTCTTGCAGCCGCGCCACGTCCGCCTGCTTGCAGTTAATGCGCTCGTCTATGGTGCGCACTTGCTGCAGATATTCTTTCGCTGTCATCTGTTCACCCCCTCTTGGTATACCTATCCCACAGGTCGTAGTACATGCGCTTATACGGCAGCACTTCTTCCTTCTCACGCTGCCTCGCAAGCTCGCTCTCATGTAGTTGTTTCCGCATCTTCTCGTTTTCCGCTTTCAGGGCATGTACTTCTTTCTGCCCTTCACCCGCGCCTCCAGTAAAGCCCATCGCCTCTTGCACGCGCTGCCGGATGTAGCCGTATTCATCGTCGTGCATCCGCTTGATAAAGCCGCCGATATTCTGCCGCAGGGTGTACGTCAGGAATTTCGGATTGCACCACCGCTTCGACCGACTTACAACCTCGATGCATCCTGCCTTTTCTTCCTCTTGCAAAATCAGAACCGTGCAAACCACGCCGTTATCTTTGAGGATCAGCACTTCCTTTCCGAGTGTCGTAGACCAGATTTCTCCGGGACGCACCATATTTCTGATTGCCTGCGCAGCCGTCGGGTCAACATACCCGCTGCCATTACGCAATAGTTCGCTGTTCATGCCTTTTCCTCCTCAGTTACCGTGATTTCTTAGACATCGCCCTCCGCGCGATGCTGAGACCTTACAGCGGCGAATCCGTCAGGGTAACGAGCGCGGAGCTTGTCAATGTTCATCCGCGCAACCGCATCAAGCCTCCAGCCGTTGACCGTGCAGAACTCGGCAATCATCCACAGGAGGTCGCCAACCTCCTTCATGACGTGCTCCGCGTCCATGTCGTGACCCTGATAGAACTTCTGATACTCGCCGTGCACCTCGCCAAGTTCCGCGCACATGCCGTGCAAGGCATGGCGCGAGGTCTCTTCAAAACTAAGCGCCGGATTCATCGTGCGCTTAGCTGCCTGCTGATACTCATCCAAAGTCATTGTTTCTGCCTCCTTACAGACCCAGCTCGTTTTTCATATCAAGGTATGTATCTTTTACTTCCTGCCTGCGCCTGCTTGAACCAGACACCTCCACCGGAAAACAGCGTTGCAGGATGCGGTCGTAGATTCGCGCACTGCTGCGACCCTGCGGCTTTTTGATTTCCTCCATCGGCAGGTTAGTCGTGATGATGAAGGGAAGCCCGGAGCGGTATCTGCTGTCGATGATGTTGAAAACCATCTCCTGCATATACTCCGACGTCCTTTCCGCGCCGAGGTCGTCAATGACAACCAGATGATACTCGTTCAGATCGTCGATGACCTTCTGTTTTTCATACGATCCTTGAATCTGGTTCGCAAGCCGTGCGAAGTTGGTCATCAGCACGTCATAGCCGTTGTCAATCAAGCGGTTCGCGATGCAGGCTGCAAAGTAGGTTTTGCCTGTGCCGACCGTGCCATGAAGAAGCAGTCCCTTGCCTTCCTTCCGGTATTTTCCGAAATTGTCCGCGTATTTCTGCATAGCGTCGGACAACTTTTCGTTCTTGCGGTCATCGTTTTCAAACGTCCAGCCCGCCATGTTGGTTTCCGCGAAACAAATGCGTCGCTTGCGGTCGAACTCCTCCTTCCGCCTGCGCATTTCCTCCTCTGCCTGCTGCTTCACGACGCAATCGCAGACGCAACGAACAACCTTGTTTATGCCAAGCGCTTCGACAACAACGCGGGTCTGTGTCTGCGCTTTGCAGACGGAGCAATGCAAGAAGCCGTCCGCGCCCATGTACTCGCTGGCAGGCTTCTGCACGTTTGCGCTTATCGCGTCAACCATCGCTTTATACATTTCCGTCACTGCCGCTCCTCCTTTTCTCAGAAAAGTTCGTCGAGGTCATCCTGATCCCCGTGAGTGATACCCGTAGCCGCAGGCTGCTTTTTCGTAACCTTGGCGTTCAGGTAGCTTTCAAACTTTGACCCGAAAAGGGTCTCAGGACGCAGGTACTTCTCCATATCCGTCCCAGTCCATTCAGTGCACTTCTTGTCAATTACGACTTTGAAGTCCTCCACAGTGAAGCCTTCGGATACTCTGGCGCGGATAAGAGATTGCGTTTTCGGAGTGGATGAGCGGTAATTAGTGCCCGCTTTCTCGTTGAGGTACGAAACAACCTCGTCGTACATCTCCTTGTTGTTTGATTTTTGCTTAGTAGGTATCTCGTCCGGTTCGTCAGAAACGGGCATTATATCTTTACTTTTAACTATACTATACTTAACTATCCTATCCTGGGTATCCATTTGGTATCCATCTGGTATACCAACGGTATCCATTTGGTATCCATCTGGTATACCAACGGTATCCATTTGGTATCCATCTGGTATACCAACGGTATCCGTTTGGTATCCATCTGGTATACCAACGGTATCCGTTTGGTATCCGCTTGGTATACCAAGAGAGTATTCACCGGATTTTTCCGTAACCAGCAGCTCTTTTTCATTCGTGTAGATGGTCGCTTTGTAGCGGTCATTGCGGATGTAGTTGTGGATTTTCCAGTGTTTAATGACAACGACGCCAGTCTTGAAGGGGATAATAAACTGCTTGGCAATCAGCAGCCTTGCGTCGTCGTCTGACGCACCTATCATCCGCTGGATTTTTTTGAGGTTGTTGATGAAACCGTCATCGTCCGCTCTCATGGATAGGTGGAAATACAGAGCTTGTGCGGACAGAGTCATATCAAGGAATGCGTCGCTGTCGATGATCGTCGTGGCAAACATTCGTCTTTCCGCCATAGGAACCACCTCCTTCCGTACCTGTAATCGTTATTCCGGCTTGTCCGTATCAAGGGAATACCGCAAGATGCTGCACTCCTCGCCGAACCTGTTCTTGACCTTCACCCAATCGCGCTTGATGGGAACACCAGCCTTCTTCAGCTCCGAGATTCGGCTGGCAAGGCGGAGGACACCGAGGTCAAGTATCGCGTCCAGCGTCGTGATGCTCCCGTGCCTGCGCATGTAGTCAAGTACGCGCTCCGTCTGCTTCGGGCGCTTGTGCGTCTCGCTCACCCGTTATCACCTCCGAATAGGGTAAAGTCTCAATCCAGCGGCAGAAATCGCACCATTCGTCGAGCCTGTGGCACTTGCGCGAATGATACATGTTACAAAGCACCTCGTAATTCAATAGCACCGTCCTGCGCTGATTGTAGCTGGACGGCAGAAGCTGAATCATCTGCCACCAGACCATTTTCTTACTCGGGCATCCCTTAATCTCAAAAGATTCTGAATCATAATTAACGTATAGTTCTCTATAACGATTTAGTGTGTCTACCGTCTCTCGCAAGAGTTTCATTGCGTAAGTGTCTAAATGCTCATGGGAAAAATCATCAAGTGTAAATTCTTTATCCGCTATCTTATGCATTGTTGAGCATGAGTTCGCGACTGTGTTGATCTTGTATGTATCGTATTCCTTCCACCAATACAGCGGCGCGACAATATCCGCCGTGACTGTGATAAAGCGCAGATACTTCCGATGCGACGTTCCAGCCGCCGACAGCTTGCGCATCAGCACAAAGTCGTTCTTGCCGACGCAATAGCCGTACTTGCCATCGTTGCAGTCTTTGCACGGCTCGTTGTCGTTCTCGACCATCTGGCAGGGCATTTCCTCACGGATGGTATACTCATTGCATACATGACTATCAGACTGCGACCAGCTATTCATGGGGTTTCTCATTCCACGGATGGCGGCTTCCCATCCGCTCACCACAACGTTCTCAATCTTAATCACTTGGCATTTCCTTTCTTGTGCCATCTCTTCATGGCTTCCTTTTTGCATTGCAGCATGATGCCCTCGCCGCTTTCGTAGCCGCAAAGTTCGCAAAGAATGTCGCACCAAGACGACCGGAAGAAGGCTTCCAGCTCTTTCAGTTCTAACGAGCTGGATTCCCTGTATTCGTCCAGCGTTTTGTAGCACCGGAGGCGGCATTTGTAGTCCAGTATGGCGCGCTTGATAACCGCGCCAGCGAGAAGCGATGCATTCTCAATCATTTCAGCCTCCATGCGTTTCGTTCCTGTATGTAATATAAAGCATGAGAACAAGTCCAAGGACAATCCACAATACCATCACATCCACCCCCAATCATGGAACATTTGCTTCCGGCTTTTCTCGTCCTTTTCGCAGCCGTTATATACTGCCGCATAGGGCTTCCACGTTTCTTTGCGCCCTACCTCACCGCGCCGTGCTTGGATGATTCCAACGTAGGAGTTGTGGAAGCTGAGTGCCTTCGCCTTCTCGACCAGTTTCGTGAAGTTAAAAGCATACATCGTGAGAGCATTGGACTGAATCGGGACTTTTTTCCCGCCGCAGGTATACCACGATGCCTTGTAACAACCTTTCATTGCCTACTGCTCCTTCTCTTTCAGGTCGTGTCCGGCTTCCCACTCCGTATAAAGGTTCATCCAGTCCGAAAGCCGCATTGTTACGAGAATATCCGCATTGTTCTTCTTGTGAAACACGGCAGGGAGGGTGTTTCCACCCCCTGCTTCTGCGTCACGGATTGCCTGTGTCATCCACTCATAGAGGCGCATCTGCTCGACGTGCTTCGCCTCCACGTGGATTCCGGGTAGTCCTACTACGTCAGACGCATCGCCCGTCTTGCCGCAATACTGCGCCGTTCTGCGGGCATCATAGCCGTATTCCCGGAACTTGGAGGCAAGGGAACGCTCGAAGCGAGCGCCCTTGTCCCTTGATGCTTTGCCCATTTAATCACATCCTCAGATTGCAGCAATCATTCGGATTGCTCATGTCGTGCGTTTTGTGGTATCGCCAACAGCACTTCTTGGAGCAGAACTTCTGCACGACGGTGCGCGGGGAGAAGCTCGCGCCGCACTGCTTGCAAATCACAGCGTTTCCTCCGTCTCGTCTGGGTGAAGCAGGTGCGATTCCTCCACCAAGTCCAGTTCGCCATCAGGCGTCACCATCTCGAAGCAAGCCTCCACTGTGAACTTCTGCGCGTCCACTTGCAGAATGTAGCTGGCGTGGAAAGCGAAGTCGCGGGCGCGCTCCACGGTGTCGAAGAGCATTGCCTTGTCAAGGTCGGCGGTCAGTTCCAGCCCGCCACGGGTCAGGTGGGTGAAGTACAGGCACATATCGTCCGTGACGTGAATCTGGACGACGTAGCCAATCGGGTTCAGGCTCATTGCAGTCCCTCCATTTCGTCCTGGTCGCACTCGTCGGGGTCGAACAGCCCCGTGTCCTCCAGCTGGTCGAGCATGTCATCCAGCGTGAACATGTCCTCGCGCAGTTTGCGGTAGACCGCCATCGCGACGTAGGTGTTCGGCTGCTCCGGCATACTTTTCAGCGCGTTGCGCATGGTGTTGTAGAGCTGGATGTAGACGTGCCGTGCGCCGAGGTGGCTCATCAGCTTGCCCATGTGTTCGCGCGGGGCGTACAGCTCTTCCAGATATGCGAGCTGCCGCGCCCGCCACGTCGTGATATTCATTTTCTCTTCGATGGTCATAGGGAGAACCTCCTATCAGAAAGGCAAGTCGTCGGTTTCGACCGCCGTGAAGCCGTTATTCTGCGCGGTCGGCGCGGAATCGACAGGAGCAGCAGGTGAAGCATCGTCGGTATCCGATGGACTGTCATCGCTTCGGCTGGATAGGAACTCTACGTCGTCTGCCATCACTTCCAGCTGCACGCGAGTGCTTCCGTCGGCTGCCTGATATGTGTGATAGCTCAAAGCGCCAGAGACGAACACCTTGCGTCCCTTTGCTAAATACTTTGCGCAAAGCTCGCCCAACTGCCGCCAAGCATTCACGCGGAAATACTGCACACTGTTTTGCCCGCCGCGCTTATCGTTGACAGCAATGTCGAAATTGCATACCTTCGTGCCGTTCTGCGTAGTTCTCAGCTCAGGTGCCTTGGTCAGATTCCCAATCAGGATGAGCTTATTCATGGACACCATCCTTCTCCGCTACAAGGTAGGTGACTGCCTTGCCTGCGGTGTTCTTCGTCGTTTGCTTCTTCACCGTGTAGCCATTCTTGAACAGAATAACCGCCACGGTCTGCATATCCTCTGCCTTCGCGATCTGAATCATCATGCTATTTCACCTTTCAAAACGATGCCGGTTTAACCACCCACCGGAAAGGGTCGTTTTTACTTGCCGAACAGCGCGTCCCTTGCGCTGCTTTTCTTGCTGTCTGTTTGAATCGTATTCTGCCGCACTGGCTTTGCTTCCTCTACCGGATTATCCTGCATGGGAGGCTCGATAAGCTCTGTCTCAGCTTCCAACGCATCCGGGTTGACGATGGTTTCAGGGAGGTCAGCAACAGCACGCTCCTCCGCTGTATACATGCCGCCAAGGTCTTCCGGGAAGGCTTCACGGAGCGCCTGAACGATTGCCACCTTGCGGATCATGGACGCGGGCTTCGTTCTCCACTGCTGATTGACTTCACCGTTGCTCTTTCTCCCAACGTACTCATCGAACGCCACGGTGAGCATCATCGGGACTTCCCAGCCCTTGACGTGAATCTTTGCCCATCCGCCGACAAGTTTTTCACCATCCAGCACGATGCTACCAACACGGTTATCCATCAATCCGTTCTCCAGCATCACCACAACGCCAGCCTCAAAACCTGCATAAGCCGGGTTGCGCATAGCACGCTTCATGAACGCCTCTTTGCCGGTGACGATGGTTGCAGGCTGGTCGCCGTACTTAATCAGGTACGCCTCGCGCAGGAAGGGGTTGAGCCGCTGATACTTGCACAAGGAAATGAACATCATCACTTCCTGATCGGTAACCTGCCCATTCCCGTTGACAAGGAAAGCTCGCACTGTCTTCGGACTAATCCGAACGGTCTGACCGCCAACCTCGTATTCCGCGATAGCCTTTTCTTGCGAATCTTCCGCAGGCTTCGCCAACTTGTTCTGAATCATATTTCATCGTCCTTTCATTATTCGTTGTTCATATACTTTCCAATAATCCAGACCATCAGTGCGAGGGCATACGCCAGAGCGACGATGGTTCCGCAGATGATTGCCGTAATCTGCACCGCAATTGCCATGAGTTACTCCTCCTATTTCTCGTTATCCGAATCTGCAATGACCTGCCGCCATTCCCTGTATGCCAGCATGATTTTCAGAGCCATCACAGAGCCTCAATCCTAATGCCGCGCTGTTGGCAGAAAACTTTCAGCGCCTTCGCATCGTCCGTGGTGAGCAGTGCCTTGAATGATACCCACTCACGCGGTTGCTCTACAGGCAGTTCATGCGCCGGTTCGGGTTCATGCGCCGGTTCAGCAGTTCGGGAACCCTGAACAATTGCCGTCTCACTCTTGCACTTTTCCTGTTCAGCTTCGTAGGCTGCCTTCTTCTCTGCCAGCTTTTCAAGACGCTTAGCTTCGCTGAGAGCCTCCGTCAGGCTACGTGTCTGCTTGTAGTTTTCCTCTGCCTCGAATGCGTAAGCAGGCAGGTCATGGATAACAGCGAGGTCTTTTTCCGATTGTGCGATGAGGCTGTCAATCTCCGCTTGGACATCCTTCAAGGAGCGGGAGGCATTCAGCCATGCGATCTGGCAGGTGCGCATCCATTCAGGCGCACCGGTTTCCTCCCAGTAGTCGGTGATTGCTTTGTGCTTTTCATCCTTCTGCTTGTTCTCGAACGCCTTCACCTGTCTGTCGATGGCTTCAATAGGCTTGTCAATGATGCCGATGACCTCATTGATTTGTGCCTTGAAGTTGTTGAAAGGCTGCATGTACTCCCGCTCCTGCCGGATGCGTTCGTCGTTCAGCGCCTTCTTCAGCCGGTTCAGGTTTGCTCGGTCAGCCTTAGCAGCCTTGACCTGATCGTCCGTGTAGACGATGGAAGCATACTCCGATGCCTTCGCGGTCAGCTCTGCTTTCAGTTCCTCATAGTTCCATGTAATGGACTGCGGGACTGTGTAGGGAATCAGTTTCAGTTCCATTGTGGTATCCTTCTTTTATTTTCAAAGGACTTCCGGCAACACCAGTGGCGGTCGTTCGTCCCTTTCGACATAACCCCAGAACTCCGCGCCTTTCGTCATCAGATAGTCGATGTCGTCCTGCACATCGTCCCGATTTATCAGGTAGTGCCTTGTTTGCAGTCTGGGCATGTCTTCGCGCTCCGTTTTAAGCTGTGCTTTGAGGAGGCAAAAGTCTGCCTCCACCACCGCCATATAGAAAAGGCACTGGCAAAAGTAGTTTTGCGGTATCTGGTCTCGCCATTTCGCCCACTGAGCCGCTCCAAGCATCTCACTGGTCTTAATCTCCAGCACGCCCATGCGCCCGTCTTGGTCATACATCCATCCATCCAAGCTGGCTTTTGCCCATGGAAAGCGGTCATTTTTCCATGTGTTGTTTTCCACATATTCCACACGGTACTGTGGAAAATCCAGTCGGAACAGCCCGCGCAGGTATCTCTCTGCCTGTGTGCCGTACTGCACACATGGTTTATCCGATATGTCCTTGCGCTCCCTTCTTCCTGTTTTCAGCTCCCACAGGGTCACGTTGTTCATGTATGGGTTCATACCGACCACAGCGGCGACTTCACTGCCGCCGAGACCTTTCCGGCGGTTTTCCAGCCAATCCTCGTGCGTTTTCAGAGCTTTCATTTCAACTGCCATTGCTTAACAGCCTCCGCAGTCCTTTCATAGCACCTTCGCCATCACCGGCTAACACCTGACCGCGCAATGTGCGGTACTGTTGCAATGTCAGCCTGTCTTTGCACGCCTTGACGTGCATCAATGCCTTAATGTCGATTTTCTGCATTCTGTTCCCTCCTATTTTCGTCATACTTCCGAGCAGATTTCCCATAGTGTCATTTGCTCGTTTTTTGCCTTGGCTTTCTGCGTGGGTTTCTGTGTGGGTTTCTGTCTGACTGGAATTGTCTCCGTTTCCGGCATGACGGGGTGCTGTTCCTCCGGCTGCTTTTCGTTTGGCTGCTGTTGCGCCACGCTGCGGAGGAATCTGTCCATCAGTGCGCATTGCCTGCGCCCTTCCCAGATTCCGGAGAAGTACATCGGTGTATGCCAAGTGTTCTCGCCGCCGTCCCCGAACAGGGCATGTCCGGTCATGGGTTCTGTCAGTGTATTGCCGATGTGGACGTAGCCTGCCATGCCAATTAGCGACGTCTGGATGTAGCACATCAATCCGGTTGTGTAGTCGATGTCCTGCCCAACGAACAACGCTCTTGTCTGGAAGTTGACGTTATACTCGTTGAGCATGATGTCTGCTGCCGCAATCAGCGTCGCGCCCGCGCCGCAGGCTGGGTCGTTCACGCTGATGTATCCATCCCGCTTGACTGTCGCCTGTACATCGGGCATACTGACCTTTGCCATCGCCTTGCACACAACATATGGCGTGAAGAACTGCCCGCCAGCGTCATTGCCAAGCCCCAGCATCATGAACAGCTCGCCGAGAAAATCGCAATAGCCGCGCTTTTGTTCAAGGATGACGACCAACTGCGCAAACAGCTTCGCGAAGGTATCCAGCTCGTCATTGCTGTAATGCTTGGCGATGTCCATGTACTGCTGCTCCCGCTTCTCGCGGTGACGTCCATCCACTGCGTTGGAAATGGTGGTGGCAAACAGCCACGTCATGTCCTTCCATACTTCCCAGCGAGAGCGCCGTCCGCAGAGGGAATCGACCAGCTTGACGAACTCCTTTGCTTCTGCGCCACACAAACCGCTCATGTCGTGTCACCTCATCAAATCAATTGTGTATTTCCTGAACTTCTCCATGCAGGCTTCGCAGATAATTTCGTCATTGACCTGGTAGCAGAACTCATCCTCGATTTTCTTCCCACATTCAGAACATTCAGGCAATAAGAACCGTGCCTGTTCCAGCTCAGCGCAATAGCGGTCATAGTCCGCAGCAGGGTCATCGGTCATGAACATCATGCTCCCTCCTCTCGCTGCGTGAGCTTTGCCTTTCCGTAGCAGACAAGCGCCTGCTTGATGGCTTCCTCACGCTTCTTGCGTTCATGCTCTTTGATAATCGGTCGGTATACGACGATTTCCGCGCTTCCGTACTTGTAGGTGCAGGTCGTATACTCTTCCATCGGCTCACCTCGTTTCGCTCAGCAGACGCGCAATCTCAAACTCGACTTCCGCGTCGGTCGAAAATTCCTTCGCCATGTTCACGCCTCCTGTCCTTGCGTCATCGCCGTCTGCTCCGTCGTGTGGCTCGCTGCCTCCACGCGCATTTGTTCTATGTACTTGGCGATGCTCGCGTCATTCTTCTTCCTGATTTCGTCCATCAGCTTCAATTGCTCGCGAGTGGTCATTGTGTTTCCTCCTTTTTTTGCCGTGTCTAAATTAGGCACCATCAGCTAAAAAAAATTTCGTCCACTTGATCTGCGGAAAGATTGTATCTTTCCTTAATCATTGCAATTTCGCCCCGCTTAAACTCCGTGCCATTTTCGTTGATCTTGTTGGACACGCTATTTGGCGTGATTCCGAGGAATTCAGCAAGCTCACGAACCGTGTCATTGTGCAGAGCCATGATGCTTTTCAGCAAGCTCCGGTTCATTGTGTCACCCCTTTCACTTGAAAGTGTCTTTTTTAAGACACTCACAATATAGCACGTTTTATTTTGATAGTCAATAGTTTTTTTTCATTTCAGCCACAAAATATTTGATTTTTAAGACACAAAGGTGTATTATTAAGACATGCCAAAAGAAAGGAGGGGTGTTCCGATGGATATAGGGGAAAAGATTCGGACAGCCAGACTTGCAAAAGGAATGACGCAGGAAGAACTTGGGAAACGGCTGGGTGTTCAGAAGTCTGCCATCGCCAAATATGAAAGTGGACGAGTGGTGAATATAAAGCGCAGCACACTAAAAAAGATTTCAGAAATACTTTGTATTCGACCTGCTGAGTTAATTGGAGACGTTGAGCAAGAAAAGCCCGCTGAAGATAACGGGCTTTCAGAAAACGTCAATGCGCTAATTGAAATGGTAAAGACTCTTTCTGACGAGGATGCTGCTTTGCTTCTTGCAGCTCTGAAAGCCAAGCAGAAGCGATAAGAAGCGCTTCTTTTGCTTCTTCCGCTGAGAGGCTCCTAATGTACGCGATCAGTTCTTCCTTGGGGGTCATGCTGTTACTCCTTTCGATCTACAATCAGGCGAGCGTTTCTGGGGCGTTCGTCTATTGGGAATAGTAGCACCAGATGGAATAGTCCGACAACTGGTTTATTATAACAATATGCAATCTTGATGCATTTATGCGACATAACGAAAAATTGTTAGATTGAAAGGATGAACGCCAATGAAAACAATAGGGAAAAGAATCAAACGACGAAGAATCGAGCTAAAAATGTCGATTGACAGTTTAGCAAGGACGATAGGTAAAGACCGGTCAACCGTATACCGCTACGAAAGCGGAGCGATTGACAAAGTGAGTTCAGACGTGCTTGCAAAGCTCGCCACTGCCTTGAACACAACGCCAGCCTACCTGATTGGCTTGGATCATTCCGAGGAATTAGCGGTTGCTTCTTATATTTCAGCGGATGGAATACAGCTGCGTCACATGGAAACGTGGTGCAAAGAGCTTGGCGACATTGAATTTTCTGATAAGGAAAATCAGGAAATCATTGAGTTTGCAAAATACTTGGTGTATCGACGAAATGCAACTGAAACAAGGACAGAGCATAAAGAGAGCGAGTAACGATATATATAGAGTGCCCTTCTGAAAGGGGGTGATTGCCGGGACACTGCGGAAATACCAAGAAAAAGGGGGTGAAACTTTCATCTTTGTCAGCAATAATTGCAACTACATTTGTAACCAAGCATAGGGGGAAAGAAGGAATGGCAGACAACATTTTGACAGCAGATGAGTACATCATGTACTTGCGGAAATCTCGTGCGGATAACCCGCACGAATCGGTAGAGGAGGTGCTGGAAAAGCACGAATCACTCTTGCAGGAGCTTGCAGAACGTGACCTTGGAGGTCGCATCCCGGAGCATTGCATTTTCCGGGAAGTGGTTTCCGGTGAAACGATTGCGGAACGCCCGCAGTTCAACATCGTTCTTTCGATGATTGAGAACCCAAAGCTGCGCGGCGTGTTGTGCGCAGACCCGCAGCGTCTTTCACGCGGAGACTTGGAGGATTGCGGGAAATGCGTGAATGCCTTCCGGTTCTCCAAGACAGAGGTCGTCACGCTGACCATGACATACGACCTCACTAACAAGATGCAGCGGAAATTCTTCGAGCAGGAGTTGATGCGCGGCAATGACTTTCTCGAATACACGAAGGAGATTCTGCTGCGCGGTCGGATCGCCGCCGTGAAGCGCGGATGCTACATTGGCAACATCCCGCCATTCGGATATAACAAGGTCGTCAATGCCGACGGGGACTGTACACTCGAACCGAACGAATATGCACCGGCTGTACTGATGGCGTTTGAAATGTACGTCAACGAAGGGCGGACATATCTGGAGATTGCCCGCCACTTTGACAAGATGGGGATTAAACCATACCGCACCGAGTCATGGGAAAAAACCTCCATCCGTGTCATGCTGAAAAATCGGCACTACATCGGACTGGTCGTGTTCGGAGACAGGCGAAAGGAAAAATTCGTCGAGAACGGCGAAATCGTCCTGCATTCCGTGAAGCAGCCAAAGGAAGAAGTTGTCGTCGCAAAAGGAAAGCAGCCTGCAATCGTACCACTGGAGCTGTTTGAGGCAGCACAGGCGAAGATGGACAACAATCCGAGAAGGAAGGTAGATACGGATCTGAAGAACCCGCTGGCTGGCATCCTCGTTTGCTGCAAGTGCGGGAAGGCTATGGCGCAGCATCCCTATCCGCACGCTGAAACGCGCGTTGAGTGCCGAAATCGGAGCGGTTGCAATGCGAACTCCGCGAAGCTGCGCGTTGTTGTGGATGCCGTGGCTTTTGCGCTGGAAATGGAGCACCTGCCGGAACTGGAAGTCAAGCTGCATAACAACGATGGCAAAGCTGCAAGCATCCAGAAGAAGATGATTGAGAAGATGAACAAAGAAATGGATGCGCTGGTCGCCAAGGAAGACCGGCAGCATGACTTGCTGGAAAGTGGCACATATACCGAAGAAGTATTTCTGAAAAGGAACAAAGCCCTCCACGCGCAGATGGAGGAACTGCGGTCGAAGATATACGAGGCTAAGCAGAACCTTCCGAAAGAGATTGACTACAAAGACAAGATTGTCAAGCTCAAAGAGGCTGTTGCAGGGTTGCGGGATGAAACGATTTCTCCGGAACAAAAAAACCGCCTCATGAAGGCGATTGTGCGGAGAATCGAATACGATTTCATCGGAAGGAAAGGACGCGAAACGCAGTTCAGACTGCACATTTACTTGCTGCTGTAATGTAGGTTTTATATGTACATCATGGGGATATTAGTTCACACACTTCCCTATGATGTACACATCTAAGGGAGGTGTACGCTTTGAAAAAGAAGCGCATGACAACAAAGGAAAAACTCAAACTCATGGAGGAAATCGACGAACGGAACGAGCAGCGCCGCAGGGAATTTGTGGAGCAAAAGAAAACACGAGAAAAGAAGCTGCTTGACACGTACATCGACGGAATCATTTCCAAGGAGGAATTCCTCAAAAGAATCAAGGAATAAAATGAAGGGCTGGGGAGCAATTTCCAGCCCTTTATCTGTCTATCATTACGATGTCCATGTATTCTTCATCAGCTTTTTTCTTGCACCATAAACTCCGAAAATTCTCAAAAAAAATCGGACTGCCTCTCGACAAAAAGCCGTTTGCGTACTATAATCCAGCCAGCTTGCAGGCGAAAATGATAGTTCTATAAAAAGAGAGGAAAGAGCCACCATGACGGCAGAAATCATTTTGAAAATCAATCAGGAAATCGAGTACTACTTCTGGCTGCGGAAGGAAGCCTGTCGTGACGAGGTTGGAATTGCACAACAGCTCGGACACGTTCAAGGAATGCTCGCGGTGCTCGAAATCCTGACCGGAAAGAAGTACAGGCTGACCAAGGGCGGAGTTGTTCCGACAGTTGAAAAAAACTTTGAAAAAAAGTCTGATAATTCTGAAAAAATGCTTGACAATATACCGGGTATATGATATAATATATGTGTCGGGAGGAACAAGAATCCCGACAGAAAGGAGGGAAAGCCAATGGACAGGGACGCAAAAAAAGCCCTGCAAGAGCTGCTGAAGCTGTTGAGTGAGAATCCAGACCTCGCAGAACGGATTACAATCACCATCAAGCCCAGTAAGCTGACGCAGAGCAAGACCGCCGAGCAGTAACTCGTCAAGTCTGGGGGCGGCGGGTGCAACCGCCGCTTCCCAGATGATTATAAACAATAATGACCGAAATGTCAAGGAGGATATAATCATGAACAATACCAGACGTAAGTCCATCAAGCATATTTGCGAAAGGCTTGATGAACTGATGCATGAAATTGAATCTCTGCAAGACGAAGAGCAGGACGCTTTGGACAGCCTCCCGGAAGGTGTTCAGGAAAGTGAACGTGGGCAGGCAATGCAGGAAGCTGCTGACAACTTGGAATCTGCAATAAGCAGCATACAGGATGCGCTTGATTATCTGGATGACGCGATGGATTGAGCATATAGACCATCTAACATTTAGACTGTGACGACAGGGATGGCGATATAACCCACAGAAAGGAAACTGATCATGGAAAATATGAAGTATAGACCCCTTGCGAATCCAGCTGCATATCGGCTTGAAGTCATTATCCGGACTTGTGCGGAATCTATGGAAGGGTTGCATGCAGTGGACGGGTTGATTTGGACGCTGTTGGACGGAAAACGTATTAGCCACGATGATAAGGAATATCTTGAAAACCTTGTCCGTGAATATATGAACAAACACTTTGCAAGTAAGAGTGCCGACAACTAACAACGCTGCCCTATCGGCTACACGGGGATGGAGGAAAAGAAACATCATGACCGAGAAAGAAAAGAATGCCCCACAGCTTAAATACATGAAGAAGACCATCCGCCGATTCACGGTGGACTTGAACCGCAACACCGAGCCTGAGCTTCTGGAGTACTTGGAGAAGCAGCCGAACGTGGCAAAGTTCATCAAGCAGTTGATCCGCGCGGACATGGATGCACATAATGACAAGTGAGATTGTGATTGGAAAGCAAAAAGGGAGAGGCGCGAAGCCCCTCCCTCTTTTGTTACTCTTATTTCAGCAGTGCAGTCCATGTGTTCTTACCAACGACGCCGTCCACCGTAAGCCGCTTTGCACGCTGGAATGCTTTCACAGCTGCCGCCGTTGAGATGCCGAACTTACCGTCAGTCTCGCCGTTGTAATAGTCCATCGCGCTCAAGAGGCGTTGCAGTGTCTTAACCTGTGCGCCTGTACTACCGTTTCTCAACGTCGTCAGCGTTACCGTGACCGCCTTGCCCTCTGTTTTGCCCGCTGATGCCGCTCCGGGTTCTTTTGAGGGTTCTTGCTCATCTTTTGTTGCGGGCGCTCCTGTGCCCGTTTCTGTGCCGATATTGCCATACGCAGGACGACCATACCCAGCAAGGCGGTTATATGTGTGGCTGTACTTCTTTTTCGCCACTGCACCGCCGTTGGCGACAACGCCGCTTGCGCTGGATGTGTTGCCCTCAACCGTGTAAACATAGGTGCTATCCACCTTGTAAACAATGCCGGTGTGCGAAATGCTGCTCTTATCCTTGCTGTAGAAGAAAATCACGTCACCAGCCTGTGGATTGCTTGTGTATAACTTTCCTTTTGCCTTGAAATATCCGCGTGCGAATTTACAGCCTGCGCCGCAGTTGTTCGCAGCGTTGCTCGGTTGACACAGCAGTGCAAGCGCAGCCGCCTTGCCATACGCCTTGAAGAAGCACCATGCCACAAAAACGGAACACCAAGCAGTCCCTTGTTTGCGCCCATTGAAAAAGCGTACATCTGCAAGGTCGCGTGCATACTTGGTATAGTTTTTGTTCCCAGCGTTCGCCGTTTTCTCGTCAAGCTGCTCAGTTGTTGCCTTTTCCAAGTAGCCATCCTCTTCCAGCGCGATGTCGATTACCTTTTGTCGGTCAGATGCCATGTTGATTCCTCCCTTTTGATACGAAAAAGAGAAGGCGGATTGCTCCGCCTCCTCCTTGGTTACAAGATTTCGTTCGACTTCTTGGGCTCGGTGTAGGTCAGCGCCTGCGTACTGTCAGCCATGCCCTCCGTGGTTGGGTCAGCCACGATGCCGAGGATAGATAGCACGGCGAAGAGTGCGTTGACAACCGCCAGCAACTTGTTCCCCAGTTCGCCAAGGTCAATGGCGAAGCCAAACACGGCAGCCACCACCTGCACAAGCAGCAATACCGCAGGGATAAGAGCAATCCAGAAGTTCTTGTTTTTGATTCGGACAGTCCAGTTAATGTTCATTTTCATTCTCCTCTCTCATGTCGTTCGGTGGGAAGTTCCAGAAATTTCGTGTGGAGGTCATCCATCACGCCATTTGGTCCTTTGATAGCGTGATACTGAACCCACAGATTCTCAAAGTTCTGCTTGGCATAGATAGGTGCAAAGCCTCGCTCATGCCATGCTTCATATTCGGAAATCATGTTTGCTCGGAGCAGGGCTTTCACGCCCATCCTCACACCCTTGATCTGGTTCAAAAGGTACTTAAGACCTGCAAGCAGCAGGGCAGGCACACTCAGCAAGCACAACCATTGGTACAAGTTCATGGGTATCATCCTCCTTTGTTATCCGCCATATGGAACAAGAGCGCCATCCACAGCGCGTTGAAACTGGTATGGTACAAGGATGCCGCCTTCGGCATGGTAAAGCTGGTACGGGACAAGCTCCCCGTTTTCCGCGTGGAGGATGCAATTGTCTACTGTCTCGATGAGCAGATACACATCAGAGAACGTAACCTCGCTCCTGTGATTGGTTTTCTCAACCGAACCGTGATTTGTATGGAGAACCGGCATAATCTGAAAAACGAATGGCACGGTTATACTGGTAGCACCTTCTTCAATTTCCACAGGCACAGCGGCTGTTGTTTTATAAGAGCATCGCATCCCGTTGATTGTACAGACAGCGGCGGCAAAAGCCGAATTACTCAGCGTTGCGTACACTGTCGCACGCCGAACCTTGGAAGCAGACGGCAGTTCAAAGGCGAAGGTAACACTCTTTACATCCTTTGTAGCGCTGGTTGTATAGCGGTTGATGAGTGCTCCTGTTCCTTCCTCGAACTCCTGTATACAACTGTATGTCGAAGCGAGGCTTAAATCATCAACGCTCACTTTGATTTTCGCCACAGCTTACACCTCCGACTTGATGAGATACCACTTGCCATCTGCGACAGTCGCCGGTATCGTTTCGCTGATGATAATGTCTCCCAGATTCCCCAGCGTGACACCAAGCGCTTCTCGTGCTGCCGCAGCTGTTTCCGCTCCAGTGCCGCCGCTTGCAATTGGCACGATTCCATACAAGTCCTGTGCAGAAGCGCGTTGCTTGTCCACTGTCTTCCAAGTGCCGATGTTGGCATAAGCGGAATCGTATTGTAAAGTGACGGGTCTCCCAGCAGCAAAGAAGGACGCGCTTCCGGGGCTTGTCATAGCAGCCGTATTGAAGCTGAGCGGAATGCGGACAGTCTTTGCACCAAGGCTGTTCACGTTCAGCGTGATTTCAGTAGATGTGCTTGCGATGTTTGGAACAATCACAATCGTCAGACCGTTTTTTAGCTCCGTCACGCCTTTTACGGTTGCAGTATATGTCACGCCATCGGTAGAGGCTGCCGCAACAATCGGTGCCCCACTGCCACCTGCGTCTGCCAATTTCGCGGCAAGTGTTTCCGAGCTGACATTGGAAAGCGTGGTATCTGCTGCTCCGATTTTCGTTGCTGTGATATTCACGTCCTTGCTTGCGGAACCGTTGAATGTCCACATGCTCGTTCCTTCGGATGCGCCGCCATTGAATCGAACGACCATGCTTTTATCAACTTTTCCGGCTGATGTGGCTCTGTTGGCTGATGCAACCTGCTTCTCACTGTCTGCCGTGTTGTTGACTTTCCCAAGTCCAATTTGTGCCGCCGTAACACCATGCGGATTGCTTTTACTGTCGGCGTGTCCAGACAGCTTGTTTTGCAGTTCGGACAGGCAAGAGCTTACGCGCGTCCAGAACCAGTTGAAGAACGACGCAGGCGGCTTGTATCCTGCTTCAAACCCTTGTTCTTTCAGCGAAGCAGGCGGTTCAACACCCGGTGCGCTCCAATCAGGAGCTTTGTTGTTAAAGTCCATCGTCTTTTCCTCCTTCTTTAGCTTTTGCCCAGAATCATTCGACCAATAGAAGCCTTCCCCAGAACCGCAGTGTAAAGGCTGGGGGTTTGCCCAGACGAGTTGGGGTTGCTACCGCCAACAAGCCCAAGGTATCCACCGATTGACTGTGCGTCGTCCGCGAAGCCCTTCTGCGCGTCATACTCCAACGTCGTTCCGCCGGAAAACTCGAAAGTACCGGAGAAGCTGATAGATTCGAGCTGTACCCCAACAGGGACAAGGTTCTGAACAATCAGAATTGCTGTGGTGATGTCGATGTTGCTCTCGTTAAGTTTCGCGATTGGCAGTCCTTCGACCCTCAGTCTGCATGGCTCCTCTGGCTCTACAAGCGAAATATCCGATGGATTGCAGTTAAACGTTACGCAGAGCGCACTCATCAAACTGTTATAGTCACCGTTACAGAAGTTCCGAGTAATCTGGTTTTTAATCAGGATTCGGTACTGCTCATCCGTGGCTTTTCCTCTCGCCTGCGAGACCATATCGCCGTACAGGTCAAGTGTTTTGCCGTATGCTTTGTCAATGTCCAGACTGTCATAGATGGAGTTGACTGCATCGCTTAACGCATGAACTGCGTCACATTCAATGCCAAGCAGTTTCGCGTTGTTCGAGTCGGAATTCTTGCAATATGCGTCTGGAAGATTCTGCTCCGGCTTATCGCGGATAAATTGCGTAACCATTACGCAACCACCTCCACATGCACATTCGCACACACTGCAACGCCATATGCCGGAACAGAAACATTTCCGGAGCTGTAGGTGTTTCCACCGTCAGTGGACAATTGCAGTATTGTAACTTCCGCAACGCCTACAACTCCGTAAATATGTCCGTATATAGAAGACAACACAAGCGAATTGCCAATACCAAGTCCGTTGATGTAATTAGCAATGTTCTGCTGAACCAGCGCAATTCCATCGTCCGGGAAAGATGTTGTTGTCTTGATTTTTGCCTTTACCGTAATGCCAACACGCGGCGCGGGAGAATAATTGACCACGCGCTCTGCTCCGGTTACATCTGTGATAGTGACTGCCTTGTCGCCAACCGTCTTAATACCGACAGGACGCTTGTCGAAAATTGCTGATGCAATCTCCTGCTCGTACCCATCACCGCCAAGAACGTAGCATTCAAAGCTATGCGGCGGGCGACCTTCTGAATCTTCCGTGTCTTCGTTGTTCGCAATGACCTCAGCATATTTCACAGTCGGGACGCGAAGCACGGACGACCTGATGGCATTTTCATTGCAACTGCCTGTGCCTTCAACGGCAGCAGAGAAACGCAGACGGAGGTCAGCGTCGCTTTCCTCATCCGCACCAGCAATCAAAAGGCTCACGCCCTCCACGCTATCAATGCCTGCATCCGGATTTACGATTCTGTGTATGGCTGTCGCACTGGCGATGTTCCCAATTGTTCCAGCTTCCGTGCAGCTCACCTGTACAAGGCAAGTGCCGTCGTTCCCGATTGTATTTTCAGCCGTTGTCCAGTATGTGAGTTCGGTGTCGGTTGAGACAAGAAAGCCAGCTGGAATAACATATCCTGCTGTTCCATTAACTCTGACACTGTATACGGCAGACAGCGCGGGGTTGCGCGAGATACCTGCAAAGATGAGCAGACGGTCGAGACTCTGACCGGATGCCGTGTTCGGAAATCGTGCATAGTAGACTTTCTCGATTTCTTCCTCTGCAATAGCCTGATCGTATGCGTTGATTCGAAGATACTTGCCCAGTACAGACTGATCGCTCGTGTCAATGTCCTCGCCAAGAAGTTCTTTCGCTCGCTGGATTTTTGCCTCCAGAATTTCCGCATAATTTCGTCTCTGGTAGCCTTTTTCTGTTAATCCCATGCAATTTCACCTCCCACTTCTTCGCCGTCTGCATTGCGTGCCTTGAACACGATTTTCGCTATGCGGGCAGAATAATCCGCAGTATAGGCAAATTCCGTGAGATTGAACGTGCTGTCCACTTGATGAAGACCACGTTCAATCTCATAGCGCGCAAGTTCATCACCGACGTTCTTGCCAAGCAGATTATCGAAATCAACCCCTTGTTCCCAATCGAAGAACCATTCTTTCAGGTTGGTGCGCAGCACCGCACAGACCTTTTGCTGCAACAGATTGTCGCCAACGGCAAGGCTAATTGCACCGTTTTCAATCAGCACATCCCCATTTTCGTCCATTGCAAAGCCCTTCATGCAATCCGCCCCCTCCATCAAAGAATGCCGACAATAATGCTGTCTGAAATGCTATGGCGACCAGCTGGGGGAAGCGAATTTCCACCGCGCCGTGCGTCGGTGATGTCCCTGTCCGCGCAGATGCAGGCTACAAGGTCGCCTTTCTCAATCTGTACAGGCACAGCAATCTTCTGACTGTTTCTTTCCCCATCCGCGCTAACAAGGTATGTGATAGTTTGTTCCTTGATTTTGTATCGGCACGCAACCGGCACATCGGAAACGACGGCTTGTGTCTTTGCGACCCCATCGTTTTCTTTCATAAGACCAAGCGGTTGCACCTTGGCTGTCACTCCATCCGTCCAGATTACTTTACCGATATATCCGCAGTGCAAGTCCATCAGCTTCTTCTCAATCGCTGAATTGACAAAGTTCATGCTGCCCACGCTATCACCCCCTATCAGTACATTTTTGCAACGGTAACAGCTTCATCTGGCGAAAAGCGATGTTCGCCGCTACACACCCGAAATGTTCCGGTTGCATTCTTGCTTGTCAGCTTGACAATCGCACCTGCATAAAGGCGATGCTGAAGCAGCATTTCAACCTCATGTCCGTCAATTGTATCCGTATAGTCCTCGGCGGTGATTTCTTCCTCGTAGTCGCTTGGCGATCCAATCATGCCGGTCTCGACAGATACATCAAAATTCAGGTTATCCCCCTCCTTGATGTACCGAGCATAGATTTTCCCCTTGCTGACATAAACGGATATGCCGCAGACTTCTGCGTATTTTTTGATGTTTTCCATCAAGTCGCCGTCAACCGTCTGCGAATCTTTATAGGTGTAATCCCTTCGAGGACTAAATACCGCGACCGGAATCCCAGTTTTCTCAATCAGTGTTTTCAGAATATAGCTTGCTTTGGAGTTCGCTGCAAAGGACATGCTTTCGATGCTGTGGTCTTTGATGTCGTCCATCGCGTAGATGGTCGTCGCTTTGTCCACAGCATCATGCTTTGTTTTTACTTTTGAGATGTACCCTTTGAAGAGAATCCCTGTGTCGCCTTTGTAGCCTGCTTCGATAGAGATTTCCGCGCCTTTTTTGAGTTGCTTAATCGTATTGTCGGACAGGTTATAGACGATGATTTCTGCTTCATTCGGTTCAAGGTCATCATCGAATGGAACTGTAAACTCCAAGTCAAGCGTTTCCGAGTTGATTGTGACTTGACCGGTTCGGACGATAGCAATGCTCCCAAACACACCGTCTGGTCGAATGTCATAGGGTTCCTTCCATGTCTCAAACGCCTTAACCAGAGCTGAAGTTAGCTTGCTGTCATGACTTTGCATAACAGCCTTGGAGTATGCGTCATTCACCAGATGCTTCCCCCTCTCCGTTGTCAACAATCATCAGAACCGTCTGCCCCAAATTATCGAAGGTCACAGCATTGCTTCCACCGCTTGGGTTTTTCGGGATAATCTCCACTGCGGGAAAAATACCAGCCCTATATACATCGCTCCATAACGGCTTGCCGTACACAATTGGCTCTCCTGCACAAATTAGCTCATTGTCCCGGTAAAGGTCAATCGTGAAAAGTTCTGCCGTCGCGTTATAGTTGAAGTGCAATGTAAATATCTCGCCAGCAAGCTGGATGTTGCACGTGTACGGCAGCAAGTCCTTGTTGATTTCCAATACATCCGGCGAAGTCATTTACATTCCCCCTTTACTGCTTGTATCCCATCAGAAGATAAGCACCGACTTTCAACGTTGTCGCATTTCCCGGCTTTGAAAAAGCGTTCGGGCTGTTGCTGATAACCCAGCCAACAGACTTGCCCAAATAACTGTACTGCACTACAAGTTTGTAGACTGTGTCGCCGCTTTTGACTTTGTGATAGACTGGGTACATTTTTCCAGTAGCATTGCCAGTCGTAGCACTTGTTTTGTTGCTTTTTATCTGCTGTGTTCCAGCGTTGGTTGTGCCGCTTGTACCTGTGGAAACGCATCCATCAATGTTGCTTCTGTCCACCCAGCCATACACCATGCCGCCATCGGTTGAAATCAGATGGTACTTGTGAACCGACCAAGATGCTGTGCCGATTTTCGTCACCTTGCAAGTAGATCGTCCGCGTGTAGCAGCCGCTTTCTTTGCATCTGAGGCAACATACACGCTTCCGCCTTTGAAAAGCACAATTGACCCAACCTTGATTTCGACATTTTTCTTGGCTGCTTCTTCTTTTTCCTTGTCGCTTGCCTTTTTCGGCGTATATGCACTTTTGGCAATGCGCACCTGCGTCAGCGTCATGGAAAAGTCTGCGCCGCCGTGATTGGTGTTCGGATGGGATGTTTGAAAAGACTTGATTTGCATGGAGGAAGCCGTGTTTCGCCCCTTGTATAAGACGAGAGAACCGGCTTCCTGCCATGCTTTTATTTGGGAAAGGACTTGCGCCGCCTTCATGTTGCCGTAGTCAACAATTTTGCCGGAAAGCGAAATCGAGAGTGCTTTGGCTTTCACCGTGTCCGTTGTCGGAACACCTTGCTCAACGGGGTGGGAGGTCGCATCGACCTCCCGCTCCGCGCTTTCCTCAGTGACATGAATATACAAGCCATTCAGAATTGCCACGCTTACACCTCCCGCATAACAGTATTTTTTCGGTCAAGGCTTGCGAAGAATTCCTGCATGGACTCGTTCACCCACTGCTTGACCCTCCGCGCCGTCGCTCTGTCATCCTGTGTTCCGCTGATAGTCAGGTTGAAAGCCGGAGCAATGGTCGTGTACTCGCTGCTTGTCGTGCTGTTGTTTGTAACCGTGCTTCCTTCGGATTCTGGGCTGTAACGGCTGCTGTACGGGATAGACGCAGACCCCAAATCCGCAGCAGTTGCCTTTAGGTCGGGAATCTTGCTTTTCATACCGAGGTTGTAGCCTTCACCGACAAATACGCCAGACTTGTACGTTTCCTTGGAAGGCGAACTGATGTCCATCTTAACATCGAATGCATCCTGAATCGCCTGAGCGATAGACTGAGCCGTTGCAACCAGTGTGCTGCGCTTGGATTCCATGCCATTGTTCACGCCATCCATGATTGCCTCGCCTGAGCTGTACATGGCGGTTGCCGTGAGCTCAAGCAGTGTTACGATTTCGCCCAGTTTATCAGAAAATTTCCCTTTCAACTCCGTCAGCCTTGTTTCGGCAGTCGTGACAAGATTGCTCAAATTCGTTCCGACCGTGCTGTCAAGCGTCGAGAGTGCAGTTGGCAATTCACCAACTGTACTCAGTTCCGAAAAGAAACCTTTCAGCTTATACAGTTTTAGATTATTAATCTTCGTGAAGAACGTTTCCGCATTCGTGGCAAAGCTCGACAGCCCTGCGCCCATTGATTCAAGTTGGCTTGAACCGAGACCAAGGAAGCCTTTGCTTGCAGCATCGGAATCAATCTTGATGTTGCTCAATGTGTCGAACAGCGACTTGATTGGCGTGAAGTCAGTGATGCCACCAAGATTAGTGAAGAAGGACGCAATGCTTGTCGCAACGCCTGGGAGTTGCCCCGCAACATTAGTGAGCCCGGTTGTACTGTCGCCTGTGAACCAGCCGAAGATGCCGCCTTGTTCGGGCATTTGCTTGATTCCTGCCAGCGCGTCAAACAGCGCTGAAAGACTGGTATATGCCTCCGCTGGAATACCTGTGATTGCGGTAAGTGCTGCCATCATACTGGCACCGCCAAGGATCGCAACACCGTCTGCAATGCTCTGATAGTCCACTTCACCAGTGAACCACTGCATGATGCCGCCAGAATTCGGAAGAGCTCCGATTCCAGACAGGCAGTTGAACAGGTTCGTAGCCGCCGTGAATGCCTCTGCTGGAATCGCCTGCACTGCCGCAAAGAATGCGGTTGTTCCAGCCAGCGCATTCAGACCGGTTGCAATTCCTGTATAGTCCACCTCGCCCGTGAACCATTGCACAACGCCGCCGCTATTAGGAAGCAGACCGATGCCATTCAGACAATTAAATAGATTGGTTGCAGCGGTAAAGGCTTCTTCGGGGATGCTTTGGAATGTAGCAAATGCTCCAGCAGTTCCTGCCAGTTGGTTCAGACCGGTTGCCATCTTCGCATAGTCAACTTCACCCTCGAACCAGCCAACAATGCCGCCTTCCTTCGGCATAGCACTGATACCAGCCAAGCAGTTAAAGAGTGCTGTTGCCTTTTCAAAGCAGCCGTCCGGGAGGGTCATGATAGTGGTGAAGAATCCACTCAACCCCGTCGCCATGCTGCTTAGCTTTGTGCCAAGACCCGCATAGTCAATTCCACCTGTTATAAGACCAACGATTTTTTCCCCTGCAATTACGGCAATAAATGTTGCGAATGACGTTGCAAAATCGGACAGGCTTGCTGTATCCACGCCGCTGAACGTTTCAAACATGGGCTGAATCGAAGTTGCAAAGGAAGACAAGTTTTCGCCAATGGCTGGAAGCGAAGCAGTGATTCCTTCACCAATGCCGCCAATCAGCGAGCCAGCCATTTCACCAACGATTCGGCAGATGTCAGCCATCACTTGACCACCGCTGCTCATCAGTTCGGTGAAACCTTCTACTTTCGACAGCGCACCGAATGCCGTGGCAATGCCTGCAAAGCCTCCCAGTGCAAGTGCAATATTGGCAAGCCCTGTCAGTACCGCCGTAATAGGGATTGCGCCAATCAGACCTGCGAGACCAGCAAGACCAGCACCAACAAGGGCTGTCATGCCAATAATGAGAAGAATCTTCGCCGTTGTTCCAATATCGGAAAGCTGCGCCATGTACGGGGCAAGCCACATGAGGACAGTCGCCAATGCACCAAACCCAACGAGGGCAATTGCGATATTTGCAACGCCTTTCAGTACCGTTGCAACAGGGATACTGCCAACTTTACCAGCCAGCTCTGCCATTGCAGTTCCGATCAGACCAACGGCACCGATGACGAGCAGAACTTTCGCGATGGATTGCAAGTCTGATAACTGTGCCATGTAAGGCGCGGCAGCCATCAGCGCAGCGGCAAGAAGGCTCAAACCGCCAAGGATGATGGCAAGATTCAGGATGCCTTTCAGCGCAGTCTTCGGGTTCATCTTCGCCAGACCAGAAAAGAATCCGCCGCCAGAACCGCCAGCACCGCCACCTCCGCCGAACAGACTGCTGATTCCTTTGATTTTGTTAAACAGCTTAATTGCAAGCACGAGACCAAGGGCGGCTGGAATGATTTTTTTGATAAGGGCTGTATTCTCTGTGATGAGGTCTTTGAGCTTGGTAAAGAATTTTCCAACCTTGTCAATGCCGGGAATGTCACCGAACGCCTCGGAAATGCCTTCCCAGACCTGCTGCAAGATGTAAGGCAATTCTCCGACGAGTGTGCTGATGATGCCGGGAAGCGCAACAATAAGCCCCTTCACAAGAGCCGTAGCCGCCTTAATCAGCGGAGGAAGAAGCGTTTCGACGATTGTCGGCAGTTCTTTCTCAATGATTGGAGCAAAAGCCTCAATCAACTTGCCAACGCCTTCAAGGGCTTTCAGCAACGCAGGCATGATATTCTTGCCGAATGTTTTTGCGGATTCAATCAGGTTTTCAAGGCAACGGTCAAAATCGTCACCGCCCAGAATCAAGCTGGTCAAGGTGTTGTTCCATGCAGCTTTCAAGGAAGACCATGAACCGCTGATGGTTTCGCTGGCTTCCTTCGCAGTAGTGCCTGCGATGTCCATCTCTTCCTGAATCACATGGATTGCACTGACAATATCCGCGTAGGAAGAAATGTCGTATTTCACGCCAGAAATAGCTTCTGCATCTTTCAGCAACCGCTTCATTTCTTCCTGCGTGCCACCATAGCCCAATTTGCACTGTGTTATCTGCACTTTCATCCATTGATTGCGTTATCGGTGCAGTTCAGACTATCGCTTCACCCTCGCGGGTGTCTTCTCACTTAGTCGTTCACGCTGGCATTACCCTTGCGCCCTGTTGTCCCCGCCGGGAGTTCCAAGTCAATCAGAGAAGATTCGCGCATCGCCCTTCATTTATGCGGCGAGCGCCCCCATTGCGTTAAGGTTATCGAGCATAGTGTAGTTTTGCTTTGCAAACCCCTGATAAGCGTCCTGAATGCTGGATATATCTGTGCCCATCTTGTTGGCGTTGTCTGACATATCAATGATTGCCGTATTCGCCAATTCAGCCGCCGCTCCCGTATTCCCGCCAAGCGATTGAATCAGGGAAGCAGAGAAAGACGTGACTGTTTCCATGTAGTCATTTGCAGACATGCCAGCTGTTTTGAAAGCATCATCAGCGTACATCTGCACCGTGCCGGAGCTATCCTTGAACAGCGTATCAACGCCGCCGACAAGCTGCTCATAGTCTGCATAATTCGTAATGGATTTTGCGACCAGAGCACCAGCGCCTGCCGCGCCTGCAGCTATGCCTTTTGCAAGAAGTTTACCAGCCTCAACGCCAACCTTGCCCAGTGTCTTTCCGATGGATTTCAGACCGGAAACAGTTTTGTTGAATTTTTGCTCGGCTATCTTTTTGAGCTGCTTATGGGCATCTTCACCTTCGCGGTCGGTATCTCTCAAACTGTCGACAGTATCATCAATTCCGTCTGGGTTAATCCTATTTACGCTGTCTCTGATTTCGTTGATGCCTCTCGCTGCCTGCCTGCTCTCGTCTGCCATTTCATCGAAAGCATCACCGCCAATTCCACCGGTCAAAATGGTCTTGATTTCATCCAGTGCGCCTGTTAATCTGGTGAGTTCGGCAAAGTCGATGTCGAACCCCATTCTCACAACGTCTTCGCGCACAACTCCCATAATCATCCCCCCTTAGGGCAGTAAGAAGAAGCGGCAAGCCATGCTCACCGCTTCTTCTTCGCTGCGCGTTTTTCCGCCTCAATCTGCATGTCCAGCGCGTAGTTTGCCTCCATCACATCATTAGGCGACATGAAGGGCTTACCAAACACCGTCTGAAAGTCAAAGCCGCGATCAGACAGAACCAGCCGCCATAAGTTCCAGTTACTTTTTGCCCGCTGCTTTAGCTGCGTCTGCGTCAGCTTCGGCTCGAAAACTGCCCTGCATCACACCGCGAGCGAAAGAAACGACCTCATTGAACTCGTCCAGAGTATCGAAGTCATCAGGGGTCAGACCCTTCGGCTCGACAATGACGTGCTGGAAAAGGTACTCAGCCAGCTTCTCCACGCTGGTGGTAGACGTACCCTCGATGTAGGAAGCATCCACCGCTTTCAGTGCGACAGAGATGCCGCCAAACTGCGCAATGTACTCCTTGCCGCCAATCGTCTTCTTCACCTGATAAAACTTGCTGTCAGCCATTTTGATATTCCTCCTCATGTTTTTAAGTCGTTTTATTGAAAGCCGGAGAGCGTTTTTGCTCCCCGGCTGAATAGATTACTCAACCGTCAGGTCGAACACCTGAAAGACGAACTCCATGTCTTCAGCTTCCGCGCCGCGAGAGATTTCCGGGAAGGACTTGAGGGAAGCCATCGTGCCGCCAGAGCGTTCCCCCAGTTTCTTGTTGACACACCACAGCGGGAAGGGGTCGGACAACTTTGCCAGCCCCATCAAGAAATGCTTCTGCGGGCTGGTGGGCTGCACATAGACCGTAACGGTACCAAGGGTATTGTTGGTCTGAGATTTCACCACATCGCCCTGCGCACCGACAGACGTGGAGAAAAAATCCTCGTCCTTTTCGATGGAGATCATGTCTTCACCAAGACCGGTAATATAGGTGTTATTGACAATGACGGACGTATCCTTTGCGTCATAGACAGTAACATTGATAGCCATATTCGTTTGCCTCCTTAAACAGTGATCTCGCCGGTGATTTCGACCTCATGAATTGCGCCGGTCAGCGCAAAAGAGAAGCTGCCGCCGAGGTACTTGCGGTTGGCACGGTCGGTTGCCTTGGTGTCTTCGCGCATGGCGTAGGAAACCGTGTAGCCGGGAGTGCCGTCCGTGTTGGTGACAATCATGCCCTGATTATATGCGTCCTGCAACACGTCCGCTGCCACGCTTTCCAGCAAGGCGATGCCGTTGTTGTCATAGGGCACCTTCTTCGTGTTGTTCAACACCTTCTGGGTTTTGTAGGCAAGCTGCTGGATGATATAGTCTTCACTGTCGATGATGTCGATATATTCACCGCCAGCAACCTTTCCTTCGCTGGTAACATTGTCACCGGCTTTCGTTACGAAGGTGATGCCGCCCTTCTTGTGAATGGCTTCAATCTCGGAATCCGTCAAGTCCTGCGGCTTGATTCCGGAGAGAACCATGTTCTTGTAGGTGAAGCTGCCAGCAGAGAGACCAGCGGTATTGCCGACAAGTGCTGCGACAGGGACGGGGTAATCGTCCGTGGGCGTGCAATAGAACAGTACAGTCCGGCGCAGACCAGAAACGGTGATACTGGTTTTATCGTCCACGGGCAGATTGGCAAAGTACATCTTGCCATCCAGCGCCTCAACCAGCGTGCTGATTGCGGCAGGAGTGCTGGGAGATTCGCCGTCCGTCACAACAATGAGCTGCCGCCAGCCCTTGTCGGTCAGCATGGTATTTGCAAGAGCAGCAGTCGCCGCAGCAGTCGCTGCGCAGACAGCAATCGTCTTGGGCGAGTTCGTCTGGGAGAATAAGAGCTGCGCAGCCTTATAAGCAACGCTCGTGTTGCTGATGCCAGCCGACACAATCTCTTCGGTGTTGGAGACTTCGGTATACGCTACCTCTTTCTCCGCATTCTCAACAAGGATCAGCGGAACGCCGAAACCGAGCTGACCAACGGGCTTGGCGAGGTCAATGTTTACCTTCACGTCGTAAGCCATGATTTATTCCTCCTTGTTTAGGTATCCAGTTTATGAGCGATGTCAACGCTCTCGATGATGCCCGTCGTTTTCAACGGGTTTTCCGATTCATCATAAACATAGAAGACAACATCAAATCCATTTTTTCTTTCGTACTCAACCGTCAGAATATTGTCCCTGTTTGTGATGTCGGTTGCGCTCTGCACGGTGATTCCGTTGTCAGAAAGCCATACGCGCCCAGTATGTAGCAACCACTCCCGCGCTTTGGTGGCAAACAGTATGCTCTCGTCAAAGTCCTTGGATAGGAAAGACAAGCTCCAAATACTGCGTACCATAAGACGGTCAACTCCGTCCTCATGCTGCTGGTATGTACCGTTGTTTGCTGATTCGGGTGTCGTCAGGTTATAGGTGACATATGGATAGACGGGTGCTTTGGCAGTCTGATTTCCACGAATCACCGGTACGCCGAGGTATTCTTTCAGCCCCTGCGCGACAGTTGTCCGCATTTTGTTCAGGTCAAGCATTAGCGTTTTCCTCCCCGAAGACACTGACATATCGCAGAAAGTAGCTGTACACGCCCGTGAATTCGGCATTTTCAAGCTCGGATTCAATCATGTACTTCTGCCCCTTGTAAACCACTTCCGCACCCATGAGCGCTGCAGGAAGCGCCTGCTGCATGAACAAGCGCTTATCCTGCGCAGTGATTTTCCCCTCAGAGCGAAACACTTTGCTTTCCTTGAAGGCGATAATCGCGCCCGTATACTCGGTGCGTGTTTCCTTCCCATCTTCCCAGTCACCAGCAGCATTATAGCCGCCGTCCGTGTAGGTGACGACTGTAAATGCGTTCGAGTAATCCAGAATCAGGCTGGAAAAATCAAAGTATTGTCTGCTCACTTGGCTTTCCTCCATGTGATGCCGCCGATCATGTCGCCGTTATCAACGAGTGGATTGCTGCTGCCTTTCCTGTCCGTTGTGAACGGATGGTCAGGTGGTGCACTCAGCTCAACAGCATAGTTCTTAATGGCACCCGCAAGCTCCACCCCGGCAGCCTCATAGAGGGTGCTCTCAGACATTTTGCCGCTCGCCACGTCAGCAAGCATCTGGTTTATCTTCTGTTTTACCTTTTCCGCATTCTTGTCATAGCCGGTGCGTAGGAAGGAACGTTCCGGAATGTGGATGTGCGTCGTGGTGGCTTTGAGGTGCAAGCCCTGACTATGCAAGAACACCCGCATCTTGTCAGTGACGGCTATATCGCATCCATACTCGTGTATGGATGCAAGCCATTTATGCTCACCATTCAGAACGCCAACATCAACGCCTGTGCCGTCAATAGCTTTCAGCCGCTTAATCATGTTCGGAAAGTCATTCCCCTTGGTTTTGTAGTTTACCTTCATTCCCATGCGTCACCACCGCCTCTTGGCAGGGAAAACACGCACCTGCGATTTCAAGTATCCTCCGAGCAAGCTATGGGCAAGCTGCCATAGTACCGTCGCCTTGTCTGTCGAATTGAATGACATGCTCAATCCTTCGATACTCTGACTTGCCACACCCTCCCGCAGGCTCAATGCTTCGGAGAATTTGACAACGAACAGACGCGCACATGCTGGGAGCGCCTTGATGCTTTCCGCGTCATCCTTGCTGAATTCCAGCGTTGTATGCTCCAGCATCCAATCCAAGGCTGCTTCCGCTTGAAGCAGCGCAAGCGCGTCGCCTTCCTGAACGGTGATGCCAGCAGCTTGCAGGATGTCAGCATTCATCACGCATCACCCTTCTTGCGGGCTCTCGCGGGCTTCTGGGCGGTCTCGGTCTTCGGGCTGGGTTCTTCCTTGCCCTTTTCAGCAAAGGCATCCCGCACGGTCTCGGCGGGCTTCTGGGCGGTCTCGGTCTTCGGGCTGGGTTCTTCCTTGCCCTTTTCAGCAAAGGCATCCCGCACGGTCTCGGCGGGCTTCTGGGCGGTATCCGCGATGGGAGTATTTGCCGGGTAATACTTGCCGCAATACTTCACAGCATAGTTAAAAACGAGCATTTCAGCGCCCTCCTTTCATGTTGTTGTGTTCTCTGCTTATTCGCTGACCACCTGAAGCGCATAGCATTCGTCCATGCGCTCGAAAGACGGCAGCACGATTTCAGAGACGGTGGTCTTGGTGTTGACCGGATCGCTGGTAATCGTCACGCTCACAGATACGCCGGTGTTGACGATGGCGACGTTTGCCTGCCCAGAACCAGCCAGCGTGCGTTCCTCCGGCGTAGTACCGTACCACGTCTTGCCGATTGCGCCGTTAGGCAACATCATGACGATGTTGTCGGGATAGAACGTCTGCGCAGTTCCGTCTTCCTTCTTGAACATCTTGGTGTAGATGACAATTCGGACGTTCAGCGCTTCCTCCACGAAGTTCTGCACCAGCTTGTCGGTGTAGAAAACGTTGGCAGTCACGTTCTGTGCCAGCACGCCGCTCTGTACCTTCTTGCTGTTTTTCATCAACTTAAAGGTCGCCTTGCTCATCAGCAGGACTTCGGGGCGGTTGCCAGAAGCAGCCTGCTGTGCATCCAGCGCCGCTTCGATGTCGTCCAGAGGGTCGCAGGTATCGGCTGCGTTCCACATGTCCGTTTCGGTCTCGATTTTCATGAAGTGGCTCTGCTTCCACGAACCGTCCGGGTCGTAGTTGTAGGAATAGTTGACACCGTTTGCGGCGACTTCAATTCCCATGCTGCCGTCAACAGGAGAAAGCAGCTGCATAATCATCCGCTCAGGTACTACGTTCGCGCCGTCAACCAGCGTGCGGGTGTCATCGAAGATGTTTTCCAGCACAGAGGCAGCGTAGGGGTCGTTCGTATCCTTGACGCGCATGATTTCCTGCTCATCCGCTTCCTTCACCAACATGCTCTCACGGAAGAAGGGCATCTGGGTTTCCGAAATGGAGATACCAACGCGGTCACGGAAGGTAGACTTCGCATCAAAGTTGGAAGGCATCAGGGAAACGGGCAGACCCTTATGACCTTTGAGCCATTTCAGGTCAAGACCGGCTTTCTTCTGCGCCGGAAAGAAGCCGCTCCCAAGATATGCCTCTTTGTTGCTCGCAGCCTCCGTCCAGTTGGCAGCAATCGCTTCTGCGGTAAAAACGTCAGTCAATTTCATGTTGTTTTCCTCCTTGTTTCAGGATTAGTCCATGAACTTAATCATGGGGATGGACACGGTGCCCGCCGGGGGAGCGGGTAACTTGGACTTCTTGATGAAGCCGTGAATCACGACGGTGCCGTTGGGGTTTTCAGCCTTCACGACATCATTCAGCAGAACACCGATAGCGGTCGCATCATTCTTCGGAATAATCGTACCCGCAGGGATAACGCCATCGCTGTTCGCATCAATCGCAGAGCAATTGTAGGGAATGGCGACATAGTGGTCATTGTGCAGAATCTCGTTGGAGCGAGTTACTGCGTTCGTGGTATATTTCATGTTATTTACCTCCAAGATAAGCGTCGAGAATAGACCGAGACTTCTGGTTGGTTGCCGCCGCATTCTTGCCCATGCGAACAGCAATGTTTTCATTCTTGCCGCCAGCATCCGCTGCGGTATCAGTACCAACGCCGGGAGTTCTCCCATTGGTTTTGAAAACAGCATCAACCTGCGACTTCACAATGCGTTTCACAAGGGCATCAAACGACTTGACTCGCTCTTTGATTGCTGTCTCGTCCTCGGCTATAACGAAATCAACAATCGCAAGAGATGTGTCACTGCCGTCATCCAGACCGGCTGCCTTGATTTCCTTGATAGCAATCAGGCGGTTTTCCTTTTCGAGAAGTGCCTTCTCGCGTTCGGCGATTTCCTTTTCCTTTTCTGAAAGCTCAAAATTCTTCAATTCGTCCGCGTCCATGTTTGCCTTTTTGAGCGTTTCGATTTCGCCGCGCAGCTTCTTGTTTTCGTTGCCGAGCTTATTGGTCGCACGGTCAACTGCCTTCTGAATCACCTCCTCGATGTTGCTGCCCTTGTTTTCGACTGGCTGCTGTTGTTCTGCCGCAGGCGTGCTTGCTGCCGTGTTGGTATGCTGCTCCGCTGCGGGAGTTCCAGTCGCTGGGGAAGTGATGGTCGTTGCTGCTTCTGCCATGTTGTTTTCCTCCTCGTTTGAGTTCCACATGTTCCCGTCATTGATGTTGGAAACATACAGCCCACATGATATATATGAGTCCACAGGTACGCGCCCACATTCCGAGTTCGCGTCGCTGCGTCCACCAAAGTTTGATGCCCAACCAGAATTGCGCTGGGGCTGCCTGACGTGCGTCAGCAAGCCAAGCAGAGCCGCTTTTACGGGCTACGGCTTATAGGAAAGGAGATGAAGCCACGGGCTTTCGCCCGTGGTGGTACGGCTGGTAGGAGTCGAACCCACGACACACGGATAAGTCCGTTGCGCTACCGTTGCGCCACAGCCGCATAGAAAAGGCACCATTTTCGCGACCTCACGAAAATGATGCCTTGGGTATTACTTGGATTCGAGCGCCGCAACACGCGCTACAAGCGCGTCCAGCGATTCTTTGCTTGCCGCTCCGAGATTCGTCAGCGCATCTGCCGCATTGTCAGACCCAGTGCCGCCGCTCTCGATAGGGG